TTGGAGTAGTCGCCCAAGTTCCAGCCGTTGCCTGTGTTGATTCGACATAGCCGATTACACGATAGGCGACATTCGTTCTGGCAGTTGTTGAATAGATTACGGTTGCGCTGTCTGCTGCACCAGCCCCACCCTCTGCGGTTGTGCTGATTAAATTTGTTTCATCCAGATTGACACCGCCAGCCATATTCACTGCGGCAAGCTCAATTGTTCCAGCGTTGTTGATAGCCAGAATGGCAATACGAGACTGGACAGCATTCACCGCTCCGAGGGTTGAACCGGGACTGATAACCAGACTGGCAGGCGTTCCGGTGACTGTGGAATAAGTACCGTTTCCCGCTGTTGTAGAACGGAACTCTAATGTTAGCGGAAGTGCGCCGATGGTTAGTGCATTTGCTGCAACAGATGCAGAGACTGATTGGAGTTGTCTTGCTCCGTTGTCTATTACCGCTCGCTGATAATTCCGTACCTCACAAGTGGTGGCGGTGAGCATGTACACATCGAAGGTGTCCCCTGCCGCCGTGGTGATAGATACTCCACCTTGCAGGATAGTCAGCCCTGTCCCTGCGGTAATGTCTCCGGCGCCCAGACATTTACGCTTGTAAGTGACACCAGCTACGCCGTGGAATGCGGTAATGTTGGCGGATGTGTTAGAGAGCGTACCTTCGAGTGATTCTCCGGTGAAGTCCGTAGTAGTGGCTCGGACCGTGGCAGTTACTGATTGGTCAACCTGCCGGGCTTTGCCTGCGGTGAGGCCGATCATTCCGGATTGAGCATAGCTCCTCAGCAAAGCAGATGTCAAGCTCTTTTCCGTCACTCCTTGCCTTGCCAATAAAAGATCGGTGTCGTTGATGCTACTCGCGACACCTAAATCCGCCAGCGTGACCTTCGTGGCACCTAACTTTGAAGTGATTGTCGCTTCGTTACCTGCGAGGGAAAGGATTGCCGCTTGTTGGGCAAGTATCTGTCGAACTAATGCTTCTTCTGCTGCGTTGAGTGCCATATTAAAGTTCTCCGAATTGACGTGACGTTGCCATTATGACCACATTGGTTGAACCACCAGTCACGGGTTGATTACCGCCTACCGTAGCGGCGCCGAGCGCCAGTGTCGCGCTGGATACTACCTTCAGCGAGTGAACGACGCCTGCGTCCCCCTTGTAACCGATTGCCACGAGGTATTTATTGGCATCGCTACGGTCAAATGCCTCCAAGCGAATGACGCTGTTCGGAACAACAAACAATTCGACACCATTTGCGTCGGATACTTTGTCTCTGTTGACATAGCGGAATACTTTTTGAAAGAGCCAGTTGAGCCACTGGGCGGGAAGGGGTTGGCCCCGTGCTCCCGCTGTCTCAGGGATAAAACCAGCGAGAAGAACCGCATCAGGCGGTTGACCGACGTTCTGTTGCCCGTCTGGAAAGCTGGTATATTGTTCCGCGAAGTTAATCACTGGAAGACCCCTGTGAGGTTGTGATGACCCAATGTGGTCAAGGTGTTGGGATTATACACAGCAAGCGTCGGCCCACCAACGTCTAAATATCCCATTCCGACATCAAGCTCTGCTGATACAATTCCGCCAAAAGTGGAGCCAGTGCTACTCAACGCGCTCTGCTCTACAAGAACGTCGCTTCCGTTTGCGTCAAGGTAGTCCTGACCGCCGTTCACGAATAGCTCCCCAGGCATAGGTTCGCGAGCAAAGCGGAAAGGCACATCCATGAAGGACACTGCAACGGGGACATTACTTATCGCTACAGGGGACAACCCTTGTATAGAAAGATGAATTGTGCTGTCAGCAAAGAACCCATTCGTGAAGAGTAACGCTGTGAATGGATACGCTTCAAGGTACTGACAGTCTGTCGGGTCGGTTAGGAACTTCAACCCCGCAATCATGTCCTTCGGTGTCCCGTTGGACATATTGACAAAGACGCGAAACTTGATGGCGGTTCTATATACATCGTCAGAACGCCCTTGTCGTGTCTCGCTTACTATATTTCCACATCCGTCCAGTTGAGTACCGACGGATGTATTTATCCAGCGTTCTGCAATAAGTGCGTCCGCGTTCGTTTCAACCTCTGTCAAGGGCCCAACTATTGCAGCCAACAAGGCTTGCAGCTTTGGTGAGTTCTGGAATTGACCTGCTAGTCTTGGGGTGGCTTTGGAGGGATAGTCAAGCACGTTAGACTCCGATTACAGATACGCGAACAGCGTCGAACCTTGCATGTTCTGCACGGGCCAAAGCCGCGTTCGTTGTCGAATAAGAAGGAACATCTGCCGGGGCTGCTGTTATTGCGACCTCTACGGTGATAGACCCGATTCCACTTGTTGCGGAATAGATGGGGCCGTAGAAACGTTGAGTGATAACGTCTTCACCGATGCCTATCAGCTCCCCGTGCGCAATGGCAGCATCCTTGATAGATTGCACAGCCTCGGCAGTTAAGACCTCCTCGGTGTATAGCGTATCAATGCTGACGCGAACCCAGGCGTATTTATCAGCAGGGCGGGAAAACTTGCACAGCTGAACGTCCCCATTGTCGTCTAGCACTTGGACAGATGTGTTTCCGTAAGTTTCAATTCCGGCAGGTTTAAGTTCGAACAGTTTATCAGCCACCGCCTGGTCTGTTCCACCCTCTACAACAGTCTCAAACGAATGAGAAGGAAGAGAGAATGCGTCAATTACATTCGTTCTATTTTCATAGACCCGAGCATACGTTACGGAAGCGACTTCCGCTACCATGCGTGAGCGGATTGCTAAGGCGGTGGCGGAACCAGTTGCCCGGACGCTTGTGGAATGCCTCTCGCGCAGTTCCGCATCTGTTTCTACGAAGCGCCCTATTGTACCAGCGACAAGGTTGTTGACCGAATTCCACCCGCTCAAAGAACTGTCAATTGTGGTAAGCGAGTTGGCGGGGAGTGCATACGCCCCCATTTCCATCGCAGTGAATACAACCGGAGTCCCTAGAATTGTGATGCTCAACTTGCTGTCAACAGTAAGCGTGAAGTCGCTGTATTGGTCTATAGAACGTAAGCGAAGAACGCTGTTGGATGCTGTTGCAAGGTAGGCATTGGCGTCGAACAACGCAGCCAACCCCGCTGCAATTTCAACAGCGGTGGCGCTTGCGTCGGATGTATATACAACGCTGACGCCGTTAATGATAACCTGATAGTTCGCTGCATTCTGAACGCTATTGATTTCGATACTTGCGTCACCTGTGCTGGACCGCGAAATAACTGTGTCAACAGAACTTACATATTGTCTATTATCAAGCGAGCGAGCAATTGCACCGGCGGGAATCGGCGTGCTTTCAGCCCCGTAGCATATAGCGGTGACCACAGTGGGCGCAGCAGCCAAGCGTTCAAGGCCTACAAATGCAACAGCACCGTCCAGAGCGGTTCCTTCTGCGCTGAATGGATACATGGAGTCATAGGTTGCTTGGAGTGCTTCATATGCATCATCCATGGCCGCTGCAAAGATGCCTATCAACTGGCCTACAACAGAATCTGGATTGGTATTTACAGGTCCGAGCGCATCTATTACGCGCTGGTCATAGTCCGCTTTGATTTCGTTTAAGCGGGGGCGAACAAAGCCTACAGGGGTCAAGCTCATACTGTCACCTCGACAATTCCATACGGTGTATCAACTTCAAATTCAACTTGCAACGTCCGCGTCTCTCTGCTGAAGTTATAAGTCAACGCAACAATCTGTCTCACGCCCTCAACTTCAAGAATGCTTTTTCGCAACGCTATAACAGCGCCCGAGAGTGTCAACTGCTTTCCGAGAATGGATTGCAAATAAGGCGTCCCGAAATCTGTGTCCAGAAACCATTCCCCGCGCCACAGTTTTAACTTGATAAGCAATTGCTGGCGCACCTGTTCCGCAGCGTCGACCAGCTTTAAGTCCAGAGAACTGGTGTCGAGGTCATGCAAAGTTGTGAGCGCGATATCAAGCATTGTTAGATATTACCAGTTATCAAAGGCCTACACAATCAAATTCCTACGTCAAACAGGGGCTCCCGTGTTTCCTGCGCCAACTTGAACACCGCTGTGAACGTGAGAGTGAAGAACTTTTCCATTGCTTGAAAGGCTTCCGCCGCTGTGCGTAAGGTCTCCGCTGATAGTGGAACCACCTGCTCCGCCACCAACCATCCCCGCCACAAATGTGAACAGTCCGTTCACTGTAACAGCGTCGCTGAATGTCGTTGTTGGTGTGGTCACTGTTGTACTCGAGGAAGCATTAAGGGCTGCCGTTGTTGCATTCATTTCCAGAGCTTGCGTATCCAACAACGTTCCGCCCGGAGCACTGATTTCCAGCTTACCCGCTTCCGTCAATCTAATGTACGCGGAACCGAAGTACATCGTCATCGCGTTATTAGCGCCCGCGTCCCCGCCCACATCTCCCAAGTCACACATGACCGCATAGGCGTCTTGAAGATCGAACATGCGACGGTCATCGCTACCGTCAACGGCTTGTTGTGCAAACACGAGCAAGCACTTATCGCCCGCCTTAACGGGGCCCTTAACGCCTGCGCTCCCCCCTGCAAACGAAGGCCAACACACTCGCACGTTCGGTATCGTTGGGAAGTCTAAGACGTCACCGTCAGCGAATCTCTTTTTCGCTGTGGGCTTCACATGAGCTACCCCGCCAGCGTACGAAACAATCGTGCCTGGAATTGCTGTGTTGACGTCCAGAAGTTGGCTCCGGACAAGACCGACAAGTGCTTCCAATGTATTGTTCGAGCTCTCGGACATTATTTAGGATACCTCAAGGTTAATTCCGTGTGCCATTCATTCCCATGAGTATCCCCGTTATGAGTAAGCTCTTCCACGCGAAAGAATTCACCGTCAACCCCTTTAGACTTCATCTGGATGTAACCTCCAGGCTCTATGATTGGTTGCAATAAAGACTTCACCTTGTACCCTAGAACGCGCAGAACCTCCTGATCAGTCCCATTCTTGTCGCGGCGCGAACTCTTTTGAACTCCAGGCTGTGTTGCCGTCACCCCTTCTTTGGCCGCAGCCTTTTCCGTCATTGTTTTTGACTCTTTGGAAGGAGACCCGATCATCCCAGTCTGTGCGGACAGTACAACAGCGGATTTCTTAAACACTCCGCCTTTCTTGATGACCTGTATTTCGCGGTTCTGAATACTCCATTCTAAGCCCATGTATTCGCACGCCTTGTCCATTGCATCCCGTACCCGCCCAACGAACGCGAATCCCGCTGTATATTGTCTATTTTCTATACCGACGGGTAACGCTCGCACAGGGAGACCGAACTTGGATGCGATATTCTGTATCACTTGCGTCGTGGTTGCCCCCTTTGCAAAGCTGATGGAAACTTTTGTATCACGGAATTCTAAGAAACCGTCTTGCAGCTCCATCTCGGTAATCCAATCCGCACCCTCCCTCACTGTGAGCGAGCGTGTGACGTTGCCTTGAAAGATAGTTACTGCGCCGACGTCATCTGTATAGCCTGCCTTGAGAATAAGAACGCTTCCAACAACCTCAACCGCTGCCCGCGTATCTGGGGAGATATTCCAGACTCGAACGGTGCATTGATTGGGATTCTTTGTGGAGCCTTTCTGAATGGAGAACGCAAATCTTAGACCAGTAAGCTCGCGCCCCTTGCCACCTTCTTGCCCAATAATCAGTGACGCAATTCTATTGAATAGCATATCACTGATCCCAAAGTACAGGTTGAGCGGTGACCACAGTATCTGGTTCATAATAGTACAGCTCAAAGTTCACGCCAAGGTCACCGTATTCTGCGCGGCGCGGAGCCCCTTTTTCCTGTACGAAATAGAATTCGTCAAACGGGAGACGGGTATTCTTATATCTACCAATTAGCGGGTAGTCCTTCACCATCTTCACATTCAACAAAACTGGTTCCCCGTCCGCTGTGTAGATGCTAAGTGAAAAGTAACCGAATCGTTCGTTCCACAGCACGCGCAGAATATAAGGGTTCCCGTCAAACTCTACGTGAACAAGTTGGTCTGTCGTTTCAGCTAGAAGAGGGATTTTAATTATGAGCGCCATTAGTTAAATAATCTAAATAGAGTGCTGGACGGCTTTGTAATCGTCTCGGGCTGTTTGACGCCTGCGTCCTTCTGGGGTTCTGCTTTGCGCCCAGTTGCCGCGTCACCTTTGGATGCTTTCTTACTGCTGATGCCGTTGGGCACATCTACAATCTGTGTCGCTACCTTTCGGATATGCACAAACTCAACATTGAATTCCAGTGCGTCACCGTTGCTTGTGGAGCGAGGGATATTCACAGCGGTCATCACCATATCGTCGTAGATACGGTATTTCGTATAGACGGTCATTGGTTGCTTCAGCTTCAGCAATTCGTGCAACAAGTCAAAGACGTCTTGCGTCTTTGGTGCGCTGCTTCCGCCTAGAAAACTAGCAATGGAACCGCTCAGTGTGACAGGGGTGTTAGAGACAAACCCGCTGACGCGCAACTTGTCGGCCTGCTCTATCACGTGGTCAGTGATAGGCGCGCCCTCTTCAACGGGGTTGCTTGTTGCTTCCGCGCTCCACTCATGCTCTTCCTGCAACACAGCGTCGAGCTCGATGTTCCCGTAATCGTTTCCGAACTTGTGCTTGAATGTATTTCCAAAGAACATTCCTATCATGGCGCATACACCGATAGAATGCGTGCCAAGTCAGGGTTAGACTGGCGTTTGAAAGATGCGGTCGCAGTGCGCTCTAGGAATGCAGCTTGTTCCGCAGATGTTCCGGGCGGGACTGTGACTTTCACGGTTGTGTTCGATTGCACGTTCGGCGCGCCAGCCCCCATAGCGCCGCCCGTCATTTGGGCCGGGCCTACGGTATTGGCTGGTGAATCCAAACCTGTTACGTCGGCGCTAAACCCGAGCGCCTTGCCTATATGCGCTGCGAACCCCTTCACGCCTTCCTTGAAAAGCGCGAAATCGAATGTAAATATCCCCACAAGGGTGGCGCCTACAGCAGCAATCAGATTTCCAAGGAGCTTGAACGTGTTAGACACAAGTTTGATGGAACCCATCACAAACCAGCTCCACTCCTCCCAAGGACCTATCATAGAGCCGATAAGAGAATCCCCATCCTGAACCCATGTGTACAGGTCTTCTATAGCAAGCGTCACCAGCGTAATGACCGCGACCATTTTAAGGAACGGGCGCATTGCAGCAAGACTCGCGACCCTGAATGCGCTCAGAATAGCGATCGCCTTGTGACCAAACGCCACAACGATGGCAATCCCTATCAAGCGGAACATATTTTCTAGACCGCCGAAGGCCTTTACCAGCGCAGCCACCCCCTCTTCAATCTTGTCGAATGCAAACAGAATCGCGTTCGCAATTATGGTGATGAAGTTTGTGTCGCGGTTCATCTTGTCAAGCATCCGCGCAAAACGGTTCCCAATGACAGTCATCGCTCGGCCAACAGTCATTGGCATCTGCTTGAACTTATCGTCAAAGTACACCGACATCGTTCTTGTTGCTTCAATGACAGCTTTGGCGGTCAGTTTACCTTCTGACGCCATCTTTTTCAACTGTTCGCGGGGGATGTTCATTGCCTCCGACAGCTTGTCTAGATACTGCGGAGCAGCTTCCGCCATAGAGCGGAACTCGTCGCCCTGCAATACGCCGGATGCCAATGCTTGGCTGAACTGTGTCATCACCGCGGATGCTTCTTGTGCGGATGCGCCTCCTACAACAAGCGCCTGCGAAATGGTGTCGGTGATGCCTAGGAGGTCTTCCTGTGTTTTGATGTAGTCCTTGGCAGCGTTACCGACACGAGTATAGAGCGCCGCGTAGGCTTCAATCTTCATACCTGATGCACTAGCGTGAGCAGCTATTACGTCGAACGCTGCGCCTACTTCACCTATCGTCTGCGGAAGTTGTGCAATACGGGAGCGGACATTCTGCATCTCGTCTGCGATGTCAATGACTGCGCGAACTGTTGCAACACTGGCGAAAGCAACGACCACATTGCGGAAGGCATTTGCTGCTTCGTTGGCTCTATCCTTGACCCGTTGCGTTCCCTTCTCAACGTTGTTGAGCGACGCTTGGTCCAGCCCGAAGCCCATCTTAGTTATCAGTTCGCGGACAATCACTTTGTCACCTTTGTTTTGTCGATCTGTGCTGCTTCCATGTCGCTTTGCATGTCCAGTATTGCGTTCAGCGCCTGCAAATCTTCCACACTAGCAGTTCCATCTTTCACTTCCCTAAGCGTCACCTTACCTGCTAAGATAGGGCGCCATATCCACAACTCGGAACTCAGTCCTTCGTCGAGGGTGCCTGGGACTGATGGGCTGGTGTCTTTCCGGCGGTCAGACTTCCAAAGCGGCCCATCACTGATACGAAAAAAGGCCCGAACTGATACCGTCCAATCTCGAACACAAGTTCGTAGAGGTCGAACAGATTTTCGGTTGTAAAGCATTGGTCGATATTTGTTCCGTTCTTAATGAACGTCTTTGTCTCGACGCAATATACACGCGCTTCCGCAAACATTGGAAGAACGATATTGTCCATCACACTCTCGTCCAGATTTTCCGCGATAACTTGTGCAGCTACCTTGATGTCAACGTCGCCTAAGTCTTTACCGGCCCCCATCAGCGCACCGATGACAGGGACAGCGACTTTCTGCAAACGCATGAGCAGTTTATTGGCAGCGAACGCATTCATGCGCACGCATGTGAACTCTCTGTTTCCAACAATAATCGTTTCAACTTGGGACATAATTTTCTCGATGTGGTTAATATGTCAAGTATAACAAAACGGGGCCCACGCAGCCCCGTTTGCTTCCCTCAACTTAGTTGCCACCGCCGTGGAAAATCTTGAGGTCAGCTGCGCTGAACACCCAGATTCGCTCACTGACTTCTTTCCCGAAAGTTGCTTCCGGAATAGTTTTAATCCAGCACTGTGTCGCAACAGCAAGGGAACGACCGCTTCCATCCATGATACCGATAGGCAGGACAGGCGCGCCGTCGTTGGACAGGTCGTCAGTCGCAAGCAACACGGACAACAGGTCGTTCGCTTTGCTAGTTTGCAGCAAGCGGAACTCGAACTCACCCATCTTGTTCGAGTTACGAGCACGGCCCACACCGCCGTCAATACCTGCTCGAGCGGAATACATATCCTCGGAGCGGCGTGCGATGATAGCGTCACCATCGCTGAAACCGTCCAAAATTACTCCGCCGACTGTGCAGATAACCTGCGAGGGGTCATAGGAACCAGTTAATATCGCGCTCATTCATTTCTCCTTAGAGTTCGTAGGCCAGCGCACCAGTGATTTCCACGACGTGGATTGCACCAGCAAGGCGAGCAGTAAAGCCCAACGACAGAACACGGGACGCCTTGATGCTCGGTGCCAAGTCGGTGGAACGTGGGTAAGTTATAACGAAGCCTGGAACGGTTGTTCCCGCTGCGTCCAGCTCGTCAGGTGCAATACCACCGACGTTCTGACCTTCTTGCAAGGACTTCCGCAAGTTGCTCACACACAGCTGAATTCCGCCGTCTGTATAGGGAACCTTGTCGCGGTTGATCATCATTTGGGTCATGTTGACTTGGATGGTGTCTTTCAACCAGTCGCGGAAGCGGATAACGTCAATCCATTCACCCGCTGCAACCTTGCCCGGATTTGTTAGAGCAATTTGTGCCTGATAGAACTCGAAGGTGTTTCCGCCCTTATTGACCACAGTTTGTTTCTGTGTGCTGGTCAACGGGGAAGGGGTAACACTTGCGAGTGATTTCAGTGCCCATGTCTCACCGCCAGGCTGAATGGTGAACACACGCCCGGCCCATGCTGCGTCCGGATATTCGGTCAGAGCGTTTGTATGGAACAGAACGGCTGTGCGATAGTAGCGCGTATTCTTCAGCACACTGATGAGGTCGGTCGCTACGGCAGGGTTCAGGACCTCTGCTTCATTGGTAGCAGTGATGAACAACTTGTCGTTCGCTTCTGTCCAAGCAGCGGCGTTCATTTGTGTCTGTTTCACACGCTCCACCATCACCAGACCGTACCAGTTGGAGTCTTCGTCCAGGATAGCAGTCAGGTCGTCCGCTGTAGCAGTACCGGCAGCCAATGGGCTAATTGTGCCCCATTGCAGATTCGTCAGCAGGTCAACGGCGCCAACCGTGCTAATCCATGCCACTTCCAGTGTGTTACCAACTACAGTGGCGGTGATTGTCTCATCCGTATCGCCTGTGATAGCAAGTGCCAGCCCTCTAACGATTTCAGCAGCGGTTGGAGTAGCGTCAGCGGTGAAGCTGTAAGTCTGCCCGTCAACCTTCAACGAGTAGGTGCCCAGTGCAATCAGGGACGCTACTTCAACGACGCCCTTCAGTACAGCACGACGTCCGACCTTAACTTGGCGGGGACGCGGAATCTGTCCAAAGCAATCGGACAACGCTGTCAACAGACTAGGCGGAAGGTCATCCGCTGCGGCCGCTGCATAACTGGTATAGACACGAACACGCTCGGCGAAGGTCATCAGCGGCGCAACGATCATCGGAGTACCGAAGTCGCCTCGCGTGACACCAGTCGTCTGGAGCGCAATCTGGACTGAAACAATATCGTCAAGAGATGCCATTTGTTACTCCTTTTATCAACTTAGCCCACTATAGCACAACCGTGAGAGTCTCGGTCAAGTCTGGTTTTGAATCAAACTTAACTTCGGTCTGAACGGTTTCAATCGCACTGACGTCGTCATTGAGTGACGTGCCGAAACGAATGAAAATATCCACACTGGAGCGGGGTTCCAGTTGTGAATTATCTAGCTTGTATGGAACATTGAGCACGTCGCCCACGTCATACGCTGCAATCTTTGCAACCCTCCAAGCATCGCGAACAGTCTGCTTCGACAAACTGTCACGCACGTCCGCGCACCTTAAATCCGAGTCCGCCCCATACCGTTGGAGCTGGAGCGTTCCCTCGCGAACGCCTTTGACGGTCTGTATTCCGAGCGCGGTGACACCGGAACCTCGTTCGTCTGTGCCTACCTTACGCTGTACGGACAAACGCATTGTCCAGTATGGAAGCGAGGGGCGTGGAGAATTCTGGTCTGCAAAAATAAGTTCCTCTGCATCAACAAGCGCCTTGACCAACGTTCGCAGAATCGGTTTAAGGGTGTTCATTTCTTCTCAGGGAGTGAGGTGGCCCACGGTGCGCCTTTCCTGCGTGCTGTGCTGATGTTGATTGCTTGTACCTGTGCAACCGCCTTTTCTCGTGCGCCTGCCCCCGTGTAGCATTTTCCACCAGCTTCGGACTTGAAACCTTTCACGCCGTTCAATGTACATTCAACAACTTCATGCAGGTACAGATGAACAGTGGGGGGAACTTCATAAGTATGCATCTCGATCATGGCGTCTGGAACAGCCAGATTCGTTGTTGCGTTCCAAGAGGGGGGGTTGCTGGGTCGATATTGCTTGCCATTTAGGGCCTCTTTGTTGTTCCCGCAATCCAATCCGCGGTCGTTGTAAATTTGAACACCTTCACGCCAACATACTTGAAATGATTCAGGACATTGGATTGATTTGCTTCGATGCTCACCATCTCGTAACCATACCCCTGATGGACTATGATGTCAGGTTGTACACCTTCACCATCCGCGGTCATTTGTAACCTATCCACGGAATAGAACTTTGCAAAGTCGGACAGGTGACGCCCTTCGGGTAACGCTTGCATATCCTGGCCTATGACCACAGGTTGCGCGGACGCCATTGTGGTCAACGCACTGCGGGCGCCCGGAACCCAGACGCCATTCGTATAAACGCCGCTCGCTTCGCGCAATATATCTTTAGTCAGGCGGAAACTCATGTTCGCCCCCTGACGGAAATGTGTACGGCGTTCACATAGGCTCCAGTATCAACAAGTGTCTTCGTTGAGCCTTTCTTTGCGGCCACCGTACTCGCTGCCAGTCGCGGAGTGATATCGCGCCCGGTGATTGTGTTCTTGATGCGGTCAGCGTGCTTCTGCCCAATGACTGTCAGCGCATGTTGTGCGGTCACACGACCGCCCGCCATCGCTGCGCCTTGTTTGATGAAGTCGCTGTCTATCTGCGCCTTGTTTTCATCAAACGCCATTGCGTTTGCAGGACGGGCGGGAATGTCATCTGTTCCGAATTCGTTGTACGTTGCATATTCAGCAATGCTTGCACCTTCACCATTAGTAGAACCTTCCAAGACACCGACTGCAACTTCCAAGCCTTTAGCTCGTTTGAACTCTGCTTGGATTTTACGCCAGCCTTTGTCGTTGTCTTGGACGTTCGTCATGAAACTTCCACCCGTGTCATAATTGCCGAACCGAAACATATCTTCGTGAATTCGATATACTGAAGACCGTAGGAAGTCTGGCCTAGCCAGGTGTCGCTACCCTTGACCGCGCCATATGTGCGCTGCAAATCGCCTTCCCTCTCGCTGGTAACAGGGCCTAGGGCCGCGCTGCCAGCTTGTGCTTGAGTCTGGGTAAGGCGTAGCAAGTGCGCCGCGTACAGCGCCTTCGCCATATTCGCTGTCTCAGCAGTGAGGCAGCTTGTATCGGCGAGATTTCCGGCAACCGACAGCCAAGTGTTCACCGTTGCGTCAATGACGCTAGAGAACTCAGGTGCCAGGAGCCGGAAATACTCGAGCGGGGTCACTGGTTATGCCTTAGCAGCCGCCAACGCATCTTCTGCGGCGGTAATAGCAGCAGGGTCACCAGCGGTCTTGGCATCAGCCAGAACCTTTTCCGCAGCTTTGACAGCAGCGGCCTTCTGCGCAGCGGGAGAGCCTGGGGCAGCGGGAGCGGGAGCTTTGACTTCAACCAGATCATTCTTGTTGATGGAATTCTTGTAAGCGTCAGGGACGTCTGCCACAGCGCCAGGCGCAATGGAAACAGAGCCAACATGATGCAGACGTGTAGATACGTTCTTGACTTTCATTTGTGTTCTCCTTAAAGATAATAGGCGGGCGAAATTACCCGTCCGCCTATTATAGCTTAGATGCCGTCAGCGAATGCAAACGCCAGCGGATACTCAATGATGACACCTGCGAAGCGCGACTCGACCGGAATTGTAAATTCCAGACCAGCTTGCTGCGGGCTGTATTGGCGAATCATCATTGGGATTTCCAATTGCCAGTTTTCCATGGAGTTTTCCATGGCATACATACGGTTTGCGCCGGCTGCACCAGCGGCATCCATTTCCACAACTTGACGGAATGTCACGCCTGGATGGTTCTTTTGCAAGAACTCCAAGATAGTTGTGTCGCTTGCTGCGCTGTTCTGCGTAGTGGCGATGAGCGCGTACTGTTCGATCGGCAACCACACATCTGTCACACGGTGAACGCCCTTGGATTGGGTGAGCACCTTGTTAATGAGCGCGTTGACGTCACGAACGATCTGCAGAGCGGTCTTCGTTGCGAAGGTCTTGGATGCGCCAGTACCGTCCGCCAACAGAGTGACTTCCGGAACGTTGGTATTGGACAACAAGCCAGGCAAACGATTTTCAGCGTCACCAGCGAATGCCAACTGGTTGATCTTTTCTTGGTGTGCGCGGGTTGCAGCCATTGCCTTCTTGCCGTTCAGGTTCACACCAGCAAACATCGCAGAGCGGATTTCCTGCACGTTGTAGCCGTAGGCGTTACCGATCGAGCGGATTGCGTTTGTGAACTCTTTTCCGCCCACGTCTGCACGGGGCAGGTCGTTCGCGTAGTTGGAAATCACTTTCGCCATACCGACGGAGTCGTACTGACGGTAAGTGTGAGTCGTTGCACCTTCCGGGATCGCTGTTGACACAGGCATCAAGGTCAACGCGGACAGAGCTACGCGCTTGATGTCGTATGTCTGGGACTTTACGAATTCCAGTTGGCGAGCGAAAAACAGGCTTTCGTTCGCATCGAAGCGACCGCTGTTCTGGAGAACGCGCAGATCGGCTTCGTCGTATTTCATGTTATTGAGTTTCATGTTATTTGATCTCCACGAGGGCCAGACCGGCTGCGGTCGTAGCGGTTAAGAAAGTTACGCTGATTTTCGTGAACGCTTCGATGCCTGCGGCAACAGCAGCGTCAGTCAGCTTACCGTTTGCCACGGTCAAGTTGGCAACAGCGCCAGCAACCACAGGGGCCGAGGTTGGAACCCACATGCGGCCTTGAGTCAGCACGCTCACAGCTGTTTTTGGAGCGTAGTAGACGTCGCCAATACGAGTCTGGTTACGGGCTTGGTCGTGCAGTGCGAAACCAATCGCACCAGCGGCAGCCGTAGCCTTCAGAACTTCTTTCTCAGGGTTAGTGCCCAGCTTTACAGGGTACGCGAGCGGAATGCTTTCTTCCGCTGCATAGCTGCGAACTTGTTTGCTGCCGATACCGTCCAACATACCCGGGAACGATGCGGCGCCATATTGAGATATTGTCGTTTGCATTATTTCTTCTCCCTAGTTCCGAGTTGATTCATGAACGACTGATAGGACGGAACGTCCTTTTCACCGTCCTTGCGAGCACCAGCACCAGCCTGGCGTTGAGCAGCCATTGCCACGTCCTGTTTCATGGACACAACAAGGTCAAACGCCGCTCCGACATAGTCTTCCGACTTGCCTGTCAGGTCTGCGTCAGCGCGGACTGTTTTGATAACTGCTTCGCGTACTTCGCGGTCAGTTTTACCAGCGCAGTCAACTTTGAACTCGCTTGCAGCCTTTTCCAGTGCCGCACGGGCCACCAGTTCAGCGCGAGCAGCGTCCTTCGCATCCGCTTTCAGTTTTGGGATTCCAGCAACTTGGGATTTCAGGGTGTCGCGCTCGGCTGCAAGCGTGTCAACCTGTTTTTCCAGTTCACTGATGTGATCGGCTTTCGAAGTGTTGTCTGCACGCAGTTTTTCAACTGCTACAACAACCTCAGGAGCGGCCGGATAATCCAGGCCGCCATCCAGCCGAATACGGCCAAGTTTATCATCGGGCATAGCTTCTTCCTCATCATAGTTAAAAGAAACGGCATCAAGCCGGTCTAGGTTGAGGCGTGCATTACCCGCACGGCCTCGCGGAACAATTGCAAGATGATTGATTCGAATGTTACGCTGAATCGCATCATACTTCTGGCCGTTCCATTCGCCAGGAGTCTCGTCTAAGTCAACCCTGTATCCAAGCGACAGCTCACGCTTCCCGCCGTTCATTACCTTGTCGATCATTTCGTCGTCGTGAACGATAATTTGTGCGACCACATTGTGCGCGTCCTGCTTCGCTGACGACATGACGCCCACGCCTAGTCGTTTCGCGTTCTTCGCGGTGACAGGGACGTTCGGGTGTTCGTCGGTGATGGGCTTTCCGGCGTATGTGGCAAGTGAATCAGCGTTGAATACTTCTTCAGGCGGGCGTAGTTCACGTCGAACTGTTCCATCTGCGTTCTTGTATAATTGGATTCCAGTGCGCCCGACGATTGGTGTGTCGACTAGATAGCCCTCGTCGGTGCGAGTGGCTTTGATGGCACAACGGTCATATCGGGTGGCTTCCATAGTCAGCACTATATGCTCAAAGTTGTTTGCACGCAATTCGGGAAAGACGTCAAACTTCGTCCCAGACAGCTTCTGCTCTACAACGGCAGCGCACAGGGTGGCCTGGATTGCCCTCTGTAGGCGGTTTGTCGAACGCGAATGTCTTACCATTGAGGAAAGCGTGCTCGGGCCTTACGCGGCTATCCTGCACGCTGCGCCACACATACTGCGTCACCCCTACACTCTGCAAACGGTACTTCGTAAGGTCAGCATTGAGCTTCAATGTCTGGTCTTGTGCAATAAGAGTGGCACGATAGTCCGTCACCTTGTAACGTGCCTTGATTTGATCGCGAATGTCTTTGACGGAAGTTCCACTCATTACTCCACGCCGAACAATACCTTCCAGCTCAGGGAACATGCGTGTCGGTAGCGACTCGATGAGCTTCGTGTTCTCTGCAACCCATCCTTCAGCAAGGGGTTTCAGGAACGGTTCGCTGCGAAACACATTCACCCCGAGTATCGCGGATGAAGGTGCTCCGGGCATTGTTTCTGGAACCGTCAGTCCGGTGTTTGCCTTCACTACCATCTTGAACTGGCGCTCGTTGAACTTGCTGGTCGCGGTGAACTGCCCAGGCAGCTTGCTGAATACCACAGCAGCTCCCTTCGAAGCGTAGCGCATGAGCTCTGCCATCAGCGAATTCAGCGTATCTGTCCACCCGTCAGCACGAGCATCGACTTCAAACTCGCGTTGAATATCGTCTATTCGCGGGAGCAGAATCGCGTTCACCCCTGCCTGCAAGTCTTTCGAATAGCGAAGCAGAAGGCGCGTGTATTCCCGTTCCTGTGAATCAGGATTGTTGAACGTCTTTTTCTTGGCCATTTGGTTTCGTTGTGGTTACAGGCTCATCCACTTCCGTCTCAGGCACCTGTTCCACGTCGTTTATCTCGAACCCCTCGTCCGGTAGCATAGCGCGAACCTCGCTTGCATCCAACGCACCCATGTTCGCGTAGATTTCAAACGTCTGCGCGATCTTGTAATCGGTTTCCGCTGTATCCTTGCGAGACGGTACAGACAGCGGATTAAACTTGATCAGATAGTCTTCGGTATAGCGCCCCATCACGTAGAGCTGGACGGTTATCAGGCGGTCCAGTGCAGGAAGTAGAATCGTGTTCTGGTCTTGGCCAACCTTCGCATACCAGTTCTCCAGATCACTCTTCCCTGTGCTGTTTAGACCGCCTTGCTGGCGACCAAATAGCAGCGACTCGGGTATGCCAGTGACCGCGCTCATCGCCAGCCCTAGGCGGTCCATAACGTCAGCAACGCCGGTGAGCGTGTTGGACTTGATATCATAGGACTCCGCAGCATCAATGACGATGGTGTTGTTGATGCTGCGCGTCATGTCCACAATATCAACGCGCTTCTTCACCAGTGCTTCACCGCCAGGCTGACGCAACAGGTTTGTCAGCTCAGGAATGCCGTGAATCGCTTGCTGCGCACGCTCGAGCAGCGCGTTGGCCCAAATATGGGACATGCCAAAGCGTGTCAACTGGTCGAGACATTGTTGCAGTTTGCTGGCGCCCCATCCGTCATTGGCTGCTCGGGTACGTTCAGGAATTGGCATCCCATCAAACGAGATACAACGGGACTCATGAACCATATACGGGGAACCGTCAATTGGACTTATCTGATAGATTTGTGTCTTCCCGAAACGGCTGTCCATCGGGTCGAGGTACTTCTGCTGGCGGAACACTTGATATCGGTCATAGACGCGTAATTGTTCAAGGGACTTCGCGTTCTCGATGTTTAGAGGTTCTTCTAGCGTTCCACCGTCATTGATAAGCATGACCACAAGTGCTCCGCCATACAAGTTGTTCCAGCGCAGCGCGTCACAGAGCTTAGGCAGACATTGAATGTTCTCCAATTGAGCGCGGACTTCACTATCCTCGTCCACGCCTTCGATGTCGTAACCCGCACGAACCATTTCCTCTGACGGAAGGTCAATAATGCGCCGCGCAAATCCGTCACCTTCGTACAGGTTCTCGAGCTGCGTGTTGTCCAGAACTGTTCGGATTATTGC